GTTGTTCCAAGATACGCGGGCAACGGTATGACGGGCTTTTCTGCTTGCGCCCTGATATGTAAAATTGCCATCAATAACATTTGCCGGCCCTACGTTCAAAACAGGGTCAGAGGGCATATCGGCAACAGGGGTAATGACGCCACCAGAGTGATATATCATACCTCTAAATGCAGACGCAATCGCCGTTAAAAGCTCGTATGCCTCTGACTGCGTGTTAATAACACACGAGCAAGTGTATCGTGGCTCTTTCCCGCCATTTGGCGCGTCTACAAGCTCGTCACAGTATTGCGCAATCTGATAAAGCGCAAACTTGTCTATCTGCGCGGCATCTATGTTGTCGCCAAGCCCATAGCGCTTATTTGTAAGCAAATCATAGAAAATCCACGCCGGGTTGTCAGTCCAATCTTCTTTAAACGTGCCGTTCCAAATCCCGCTATAGGTGCGAGAATACGGGTCATAATTCGAGGGAATCTTGATAATCAAGCCCATTACATCGTAAGCACGCGTAGGAATTGAGCCGCCAAAATCTTCTGCATCAAAAGTTATTGCAACACCCGCAATATTAGGCCAAGAAAACCTGCTATTAACCTGCTCCGTATAATTCAACCAATATAAATCGCCTTGAATGTTTGACGTCGCAGGGTCATCGCTTAATCTGGTGACCTTGATATCCCACGGCCCGTTGCCTGGCAGTTGCACGAGATACTCTACGTCATACGGTGATACGGTCTTGCCTTCTATTGAAATTGAACTTGGTTTCGGCAAAAGACAGTAGGCCACAGTTGAAACTACCAAACCACCAACTGCGACAACGCGGGTTTGATACTCTCCCGGTGGCAACCCGTCTATCGATTTTTCGACTCTATACGACCAATTTATCGGCGCTTTATGAACAGAATAAGTAATCCAAGGCCCCCATCCGCCACTTATTCGTCTTCTATATTGCCAAGTGGCGCTTGTTCCTCCGAGTAAAACCCCAGAGAGCTTTACGCCAGTTGCATTTCCAGGCGTAGTAGAATCAGGGTTGAAAGATTCCCAAGCACTCCCTCTTGGTATTGGTGCGAAAGCACCGTCGCTCGGCTTAACCTCAATCTTAAAGTTTATATTGTTGCCAGTTACATCGCCCGTTGTTGTGTTTGTCTTTGCAAGAGCGGGGATTCTGAGCGTAACTTTAACGCTATCAAGATTGAGATCCGTTATTGTTCGCGTGACAGGATTATCTTTTGTAACTTTAACGCCAACGCTCACATCGTTTTCCGACAACGGGAAAAGAGCTGGATTACGTTTGACTAATTGTCCATCGACATCGGGGATTGGCAGTTCTTGCAAGTCCTTAGTGATGTCAAAATTCTTAAAATTAAGTGTATCGTTATCCGACTGAATCGGCGTTTCGTTAAGAAAGACGCTTTTTGCGCCATTAACAAGACCAATAATCGGGCCTTGCGAGATTACATCAATTATTTTATACCTGGCTCTTGAACGTAGCGTATTAGGCGCTTCAGTTGGCATTTTATCAATCTCCCATCATATGTTTACGGTGTCCATCCCTTGTGCAACAACCTGAGAACCGCAACGAATGCGGCCATACACCAATGGTATCACATTTCCCTGTTCTGTCGTATTTGTTGCACCAGTAAAAACAAAAGAAGGCCGTCTTTCGGCTGGCTCTATGCTAGACAAGCTGAATTGTGGTGTTTTTGCGTTCATTTTCGCAAGGCCGCCGAGAGCAAGCACTGTGCCCATAACGGCAAGCTTGCTTACGGTAGTGCCGAGAAAGCCCGCCAAGCCAGCGCCAACGCCAGTAAATGCAAGCCCCACAAGCACGATGCCGGTTATGAGTTGCCCCAATCCCTTTTTGCCGCCTGAGCCTGCAATAACAGGGATAAAATGCACTTCATCGCTTGCAATATTCATCTGAACGGTATTTTCGTCGAGACACCAACCGCGTTGCAGTTCGCCTTTTACGACGTTATAATCGTAACGCTCAAATTCGCTCTGAAAACCTTTAACCATTAAGCAGAGTGCACGAACAGCTTCAATCGGCGTATTAACTGCAAGCTCGATGCAATTACCGAACTGCTCGCCTAGCGTGCCGTGTAAATAGATTTTCTTTACTTCTTTCATATGTTTACCCTCAATCTAATTTTAGAGGCCGTGGCGGGCCGTCTACGCCAAAAGGCTTATACCTCAAACATACACTCATTGTCCGAAACCACCTATTTAAATCGGCTCGACACGAAAGCCGCTCTGCAAGGTGGTGAATAATTTCTTTTTTATTCAGAATTACCGCTCCATGGTTGATAATGCCACGCCCGCAGACAGAGCCAAGGATAACATCGCCCGGCATAAGCATTTCAGGCGTGATTAGCTTGAAATTAGCGTAGCCGTAGTTGTCAAGGTAGATATTTTGCCCTTTGTCGATAAAATGCTTGTCGCGCGGAAACTCAGGCAACGTTACATCATACCAGAGTTTATACGCGTCGCGAATAATAGAGAAACAATCCATCGTGCCTGAGCGGTATTCACGGCCTAACAATGGCGGGACAACATCGCTGCCCCACGCAAAAAAATCAATCGGCGCTGCAGTAGAATCAAGAACCGCAACGCACCACGGCATTGCAGTAGATATCTGAAAGTGCATGTCAGCGATAGACGGGCTTTTTTCGCCGTTTGTATGAGAGTGAAACAGGGCGATAACGTCATCGCGATTAGCCGTTATCTGGTAATATTCTTTCATGCGAAAATTTTCGTTCGGCTCAGGGTCAATGTTTGTGCAAGGGAAATAGCCGATTGAGCGCGTGAACACGCCGCAAGCTTCTTTTGGAAACTCACGTTGCGCATGTTCTAACGCTTTTTCAATATCTTTTTGCTGTAAATCTTTCGGCTGTCTAGGGCAGTTCATACAAAAAACCTTTCTTCTTATCGTCTATAAGCCGTAATTCCGGGGAAAGCAAGAAACGGTAAGACGGCAGTATCGCCAAATCTACGCTTGCACTCTGAAAGACGCTTACCACATTTGTCTGCGGCCATTGCAACAACGTTGCCGTCTACGTCATAATAGTTGGCGCCGTTGTAGGGACAGCCACCATCAGCGGCGGGCACGTAATCAAATGACGTGCCATTCCATCGCCGATATTTCTGCTGACAAATATCTTTCAAAAATGGCACTTTCGGTATAATAACGCCCTCTTGGTCGAGAACGCTTGATAATGACCATTCTACAACATTTTTATTAAATGCGGTTTTTTGCTCGAAAAAGTAAATTTCATCGGGAAAGCGTTCTTCGGGATTAGCGTCGGGTTGTCCGTCGAGAAATCTTGAGAATGTTTTAATGCGCGTTAATTTCCCGCCGATAAAATCGCCATAGGCAAGCATAGCGGCTTTTATGCCGTCGCTTGGAAATATGCGGATTGTAGGCGTTGGAATTGCGCCGCGCCCGTTCCATTCAAAGCCCTCCACCTCAATTGCAATCGGCGTATAAATATCGCCGTCGAAGGTGATAGCGGTATCAGAATGCGCTGCATTCGCCCAACGTGTAACGCCGCCACCCAACACCGTTAAATCGACAACGTAAAGTTCAATCAGATTACCCGGCGAAAACTCTTGAACTACGCTTTCAATCGTATTAGTCATATATCCCCCCGTGATACCAATTACAGGTCATAAACAAGCTCAAATGTCGCGCTACATCCCTTTAGATTGCCGTTTTGCCACGTCTCGGAATAATCTTCACAGATAAACTTCTGAGGAACAGAATCACCGGGAAGCGTGTAGTTAAAGGCAATATAGCCTGCTTGACCGTCTAAGAAGTTTATTATATCATTAACTTCAGATACTTCCAAATTATTCCACGACAAATTATACTTCCTTTCTTTCGTGTTTATGCCATCTCCAGAGCGTTGCTTATACCCATCGCCGAAGTTTGATCTTAAGATTCTGAATTTATTAGAGCCTGAAAGCCCCACGTCAGGGGCAGTCGCAGGGTTGAAAGTATTAAGCGGCATTTAAAACACCTCCCGGTCGTTTTTCGCGCATTATTACAGATACAACAGTATCGTCGATAGCTTGTCTGACGGCGGCGGATACGCGCCTACCAGCATCTTCATTTTGCTCCTTGGTGCCACCCGAAACATTGATAGTAATGTTTGGAGCAATCACGGTATTGCCCGCACCAACGGCTTTAACTCCTAAATCGCCTGAACTTGTGCGTGTCAGTGGCATAATTGCTTCTGCACCTGCCTCGCCCATCAAGCCCATTTT